CAGCCTTAAGTGCGTCGATCTTGTCCCTGGCGACGGCAAAGAAAGTGTCATCGCCCTCGATCATCCACGAGTGGCGCCACTTCTTGAACGTCTCGGCGGCTTCGTGAGCCTGCACTCCGAGAGCCTTGAAAAGCGTGGCAAACTGGATGCTGGTGTTGACCACCCAGTTCCCCTGGGACGTGTTGTACTCGCCAGAGGCCCTCATGCTGGGGCGTATCAAGTTCCAGAACTTGCCATCGAACATCAGCTGACCCACCATGAGTTTCTCGACCTCATCTATGGCCAGCTGCCAGGTGCCCTTCACAGTGGCGCGAAGCACCTTCCACTCAAGCCGGCGCCGTGCTGCGGTCACAACCCTCTCAAAGCTGGAAGTGTCCACCGTGACAAACACCATTGCGCCTGCCTCCCCGGACGTGGCGTCCGCCAGACACTCGTCCACTTGGTCTATGGTCTTGTTCTTGACACAGTTGGCCTTAAAGGTGCTGAATAGTCCGTGGGCGCACGGGGAGAAGAGTGCAAACAGGATCCCCCTAGCTCTCATCAGTGGAGCGGCTATATTCCTAGCCGTCTTGATCTCGGCGATAGGCATCGCCTCCACCTTCCTGAACACTGAGAATGAGGTCAGGCACTCCCACTCACGACGTATGAAGCCTCGGACCTCGGCTGCACCGCCTCGGACCGCCTCCACGGCGTCGCGTGCGCCTGCGACGAACACCTCACGGTCGGGCGCACTAACGCCCGTCATAGTACGCGCCTTTTCCTCGGCGGACCGCACAACTTCTCCGGCATCTGGCTCCGTGGCGTCTCGAGCGACCGCTTCACGTATGCCTTCGGAGACCGCCTCCTCCATCTCCGGCTGTTCCTCATCGGCTGCCGGTAGACGGGGCGCCAGTCTCTTTAGGAAGGAGAGGAGCTCGGAACATGGCCCACTAAAGGGAAAGGCGGGGTGGCACCCGCTGAAGGACACAGGCGAACACCGAGCGCACAACTCGCGCCAGGCGCCCTTAGGTCTCGCCCGTTCCAGTGACATAGTGTCTGCCACCTGGTCAACGAGCTGGCCTGCTCTCTCCTCCGGGTCCGCGCCCTCTGCTACATCCCTCACTGCAGTCTCCCACTCCTTGGGCCACACATCACTAAAGTTGGTGTGGTAGCCATAGATGTACTGACCGCCTGCGACGGGCCGGGGCCCTCTCTCCTGTATGAGACGACGGAGGATGCCTTTCTCCAGCCCCGTACTGATCAGCATCTTGACGCCTGTCATAGCCATGTTGGTAACGGACTGCGTGCGCTCGTACTCTAGGCACATCAGGGCAGCGAAAAGCTGATCGGACAGAATTCCGGCATTTCCGTAGGTCAGATCAGGGGCAGGAACCCCTATCCTCACACTACGGTACGCCGCCACTGCTTCGATGGTAGCGGCGAGACTGGAGCGGTAAATGCTCCTCTCATGCGCCGCACACCACTGTTCCCAGCTGAACGCAACCTCTCCCAGGCGATCCTCAGTCGGCTCTCCGACCGTGCCATACCTATATGCTGTCATCTTGAACTTGACCACGTGGTACGACCCCGGGGCGGCGGGCGTGTCAAGCTTCATAGGCGACACTGGCACCTCCTCACCCTCGACCGGCTTCATGGGCTCGACGCCCAGGTACTGAGCCCCCACCACGACGTGGGGCCACGGGTACCTGCAAAGCGT